CAGCGCGAGATCCTGGAGGAGATGGGGTTCGAGGAGGACGACCTGGAAGCCGGACACTACCCGAAAGGGCAGTACCCAAGTGGGCAGGGTGAGGTATACGATGAACCTCCGCTGATCGATCACCCCTGGCGGTGGAGCTACTACCGCTGGGGCACCGGGCGAGCCGACTCCGAAAGGCTCGGCCAGTGGCAGGAACTGCTGGTCAGCGCACTTGCCGCACTGGAGGTGAGGACGAAGTTCGGCGTCGGGTTCATCGGGTACCGCCGCACCCACTCCCGTTTTGTCGTGGAGAGGACGTACGGTGTCCGCACGGTCTACCTCCGGGAAGACCTGGAGCCCGATGAGGAGATGGCCGCAGCAGCAGCCGCTTCGCTCCAGGCGGACCTGAAGTAACAGCGCGACAGTGTTTGACCAGTAACTGACAGCAATTAACCGAAATTGAAAAGGAACACGCACATGGCATTCGCCAAGGGCGGGCAGGCTGCCCGCGAAGAAGTCAAGAACTCCCTTCCCCACTTCAACCGGGTCAAGTACCTGAGCCTGAAGAACGGCGAGTCGATCTTCCTCCGGCTGGTCGACGACTCCCCGGACTGGATCTACATCCAGCAGCACGGCTTCGTCCCGACCAAGGGTGCCCCGAAGGACTGGAAGTCCGAGAGCGGCAAGAAGTGGCCGGAATCGATGAACGCCGTGTGCCGCAAGGCCAAGAACAAGGGCGACCTGGTCTTCCCCGAGCATGGCGGCCAGTGCTTCATCTGCGACGAGATGACCGGCAACGATCGGTCGAAGGACGGCAGGTACCGTCCCTCGATCAAGCTCTGGGCCCGTGCGATCGTTCGCGACGAGATCATCGGCACCCAGGCCATGGTGGACGCCGGGCTGATCGAGGACCACGAGAAGAACCAGCGCGTCGGCTTCCAGGACCACGAGATCGAGGTCCAGGACACCGACAAGGACGGCAAGCCGGTCGGCGACCCGAAGAAGCAGCCGGAGATCATCGTCCTGAACATGGGGATGCAGAATTTCTTCGGGGCACTTCAGGCGTCCTACGACGCGTACGGGACCGTGCTCGACCGTGACTACAAGATCACGCGGCGTGGCGAGAAGCTCGACACCGAGTACGACATCGTCCCGATGGACCCGATCATGACCCAGGACCCCGAGAGCGGTCGCATGGTCAAGTTCACCCTCCAGGCGGACGAGGCCCGCGAGCCGTACGAGAAGCTGCTCGACCTCGAAGGGGTCATCACCGAGCAGGCCTCGGACCGGCACTACGCCACCTTCTTCGACACCACGAAGGAGATCCCGACCCGGGCGAAGAAGGACGACGGCAAGGCCGAGCCCGACGAGTCCGGCACCGGCACCCAGGAAGAGGCGCCGGAGGCCCCGTCGGAAGCGGAATTGGCGGCCATGCGCGACCGGATGATGGGGAAGATGGCCCCGGCGGCGGAGTCGAAGGCCTGATCTTCGGCTACGATGCACACGCTCGACGGGGCCCGAGCCCAGGTCTCAGACCCCGTCGAGCGCGCATCCCCTTTCCGTACCAGAGGACTCTGAGGGACCGCGCATGTCCGATTTCTGTCACCTTCACAACCACAGCGAGTACAGCCCTCTCGATGGCTTGACGACCGTCAAGGAAATGGCTGCGCTCGCGAAGAAGTTCGGCCAGACGGCCATGGCGGTCACCGATCACGGTGTCTGCTCGGCGCACCCGGACTTCCAGATCGCCTGTGACGCCGAGGGCATCAAGCCGATCTTCGGCCTGGAGGCCTACTTTGTCGATGATCGCTTCGACCGGGGCGAGTCCGGCAAGAAGGTCACCGACTACTGGCACCTGATCCTGTGGGCCATGGATGACGAAGGCCTGCGCAACCTCTGGGCGATGTCCACCGAGTCCTTTCGGGATGGTCTATGGGGCAAGTACCCCCGACTGGATTGGGACACCCTCACGCGCCTGAACAAGGGCGTCATGGCTTCCACCGCGTGCCTCGGCGGACCGGTGCTCAACCCCTTCATCAAGGGCGACGAGGAGCTGGCTGTCTCGAACCTGTTGCGGCTCAAGGAGATCTTTGGTGATCGGTTGTACGCCGAGATCCAAACAGGACTCCAGAAGGATCAGCTCCGAGGAAACGCCTGGCTGCTCAAGCAGGCTCACGCCTATGACATCGAGCCGGTCATGGCGTCTGACTGCCACTACCCCGAGCCCAAGGACAAGAAGGCGCACAAGGTCTGGCTGGCCTCGGCCATCGGCAAGACGCTCAACGAATTGGCCGACGGGTCGATGTTCGAGGGCGACGAGGACTACCACATCATGACCCACTTCGAGGTCATCGGCTACGCGGGACAGAACCGGCAGTACGCCCTCGATTGCGGCGACTACCCGGATTACCTGGACGAGATCCTCAATCGCGCGATGGCCAACACCGTCGTGATCGCTGACCGGTGCACCGCGAAGATCGAGCTGTCCAGTCACAACCCGGTCTACTCGCGGGCGACCGCCGAGCACCCCGATCCGCTCCACCACGACATCGAGCGGCTGATGGACCAGTGCCTGGAGCGCTGGGAGGAGCGCACCGCCGGGAAGCCGAACTCGATCTCCGAGTATATGACCCGGTTCGAGAACGAGTTCTCGATGATCGCCGACAAGGGCTTCGCCGGGTACTTCCTGATGGTCGCCGACCTCGTCGGCTACGCGAAGCGCAACGGCATCCTGGTCGGCCCCGGGCGCGGATCCGGCGGCGGCTCGCTGGTGGCCTACCTGCTCGGGATCACCGAGATCGACCCGGTCCAGCACGACGTGCTGTTCGAGCGGTTCATGACGCGCGGCCGGACTGAGCTGCCGGACTTCGACATCGACTTCCCCAGCGCGAAGAAGGGCGTGATGTACGCCTACGTCGCGGAGCGCTGGGGAAAGGAGAACGTGGCGACGGTCGGCACGCACATGCGGCTGAAGTCCAAGAGCGTCATCCAGTCGATCGCCCGCGCCCTGAAGTCCGAGCTGCCCGAGGACCACTGGAGCGACATGATGGCGTGCTCGGCCATCATCGAGGCCGCCGAGGGCGACACGGCCGGGCTGGGGCTGTCCTGGGATGAGCTGTGGGACCGCGCCGAGGAGGAACTTCAGCCCTACGCCGAGAAGTACCCGCGCGTGTTCGAGCTGGCCGCCCAGTTCCACGGCAGGCTCAAGAGCTACGGCAAGCACCCGGCGGGCGTGATCATCGACACCGACCACCCGCTGACCGAGAGCCTGCCGCTGCGCCAGGGCGAGGACGGCATGATCGCCCAGTTCGACCTCAAGGTCCTGGAAATGCTCGGGTACGTGAAGTTCGACCTGCTCAACATCTCGAACCTGGACATGATCCAGAAGGCCATGGACCTGATCTACGAGCGCACCGGCCACCGGATCAACCCCTACGCCTGGGTCGAGGAGCTGGAAGACCCGCTGCTCTACGACCGGATCGGTCAGGGACACTGCCTCGGACTGTTCCAGATCGGCTCGGCGATCGGCACCGCGATGTCACGCCGGATGAAGCCCCAGGGCCTGCACGAGCTGGCCGACATGGTCACCCTCGTCCGGCCCGGTCCGTCGCGCTCGGGGCTGACCGATCGCTACCTGGCCCGTCGCAAGGGCGAGGAGGACGTCTCCTACGCCGACCCGCGCATGGAGGCGGTCCTGGGCAAGACCTGGGGCGCGATGATCTACCAGGAGCAGCTGATGAAGCTGTGCATGGTGCTGGCGGGCTACGACGACGTCAAGGCCGACAAGGTCCGGAAGATCCTCGGCAAGAAGAAGGTCGAGGAGGCCCGGAAGATGGGCGCCGACTTCATCGAGAAGGCGATCGCCAACGGCACCGACGAGGACGTCACGCGCGAGCTGTGGGCCCAGATGGAGGAGTTCGCGCGATACAGCTTCGGCTTCGCCCACGCGCTCGCCTACGCCATCCTGGGCGTCTGGACGGCCTGGTTCAAGTTCCACTACCCGCTGTACTTCATGGCCGGGGCGCTGTCCACGGTGAAGTCGGAGAAGCTGCCCGAGTTCATCGAGGAGACCCGGCGGATGGGCTACAAGGTCCTGCCGCCGGACATCAATCTCTCCGGGCGTGGGTTCTCCCTGGGCGACACCGGCCTGGACATCCGCTACGGCTTGGACGCGATCAAAGGCCTGGGCGCGGTCGCCGTCGACTCGATCATCGCCGGGCAGCCGTACGCGTCCTGGGAGGACTTCCTGGAGCGCAAGGGCCCGAAGGTCAACGCCGGGCACATCAAGACGATGGTCCGGGTTGGGGTGTTCGACTCCCTGGAGCCGAACCGGCGCGTGCTGGAGAAGCGCCTGGAGTTCGATGCCCTGCCGCCCGCCGAGCAGTGCGTGCACCGCGCCGCCCCGACAACGCCCGTCTGGCTGTCGACCCCGAAGCGCGGGGTCCCGGCCGAGCCGGAGCGCGTCGAGTGGCAGCTGCCGTGCGGCTTCGACTGGGAGCACGAGCCGGACCGCACCAGCGAGGCCACGGGCAAGCTGGAGCGCCGGAAGGCCCCGCCGAAGAAGTGCTCCAAGGGCTGCCGCCAGTGGACCTCGGCGGCCGGGCCGGAGATCGGCACCATCGCGCCGTACACCGACGCGGAGATCCGGGCCATCGAGCAGGAGGTCTTCGACGTCTACCTGTCCTCCACCCCGTTCGACATCATCCCCGAGGAGGACCGCGAGCAGTTCCGCACCGCCGACGACGTCCAGTCCGGCCCGAACGGCACTTACGCCGTCGCCGCCGTGGTCCAGGGCTTCCGGTACGCCCGCAACCGCGCCGACATGGGCTTCGTCCAGCTGACCACTCCGCGCGGGAGCCTCTCGGCGGTCGCCTTCCCCTCTGTCTACGAGGAGTACGGCCACCAATTCGTGAAGGGCGCCCTCGCCTACACCCTGATCACCAAGGACGACCGGGGCTGCAAGCTCGGCGCCTTCATCCCGATCCCGCAAGGAGCGACCGCATGACCAGGACCAACCCCGGGCCGGACGCCAAGGCGCTGGCCAAGTTCGAGGCGGAATTCGCCAAGCGGCACGAGGACACCCGGCTGATGGACCGGGCCACCTCCCGGAATCGGACGCTGTACTCCACCGGCTCTCTCGCGCTCGACTACGCCCTGGGCGTCGGCGGCTACGTCGGCGGCCGGATCGTCGAGCTGTGGGGTCCGGAGCAGGTCGGGAAGTCCACCCTGTTGATGATCGCCGCCGGGATCGCCCAGCGTCAGCATCCGACCAAGCTGGTGGGCTGGATCGACGTCGAGGCGACGTTCGACTACGACTGGGCCGAGGCGCACGGCTTGGACACCAGCCCGAACCGGCTGAAGATCTACCAGCCGAAGAACGCCGAGGACGTCGCCGACATCTCCAAGGACCTCGGCGCGTCGAACCTGTTCAGCTTTGTGGTGCTCGATTCGGTCGGCGCGATGATCTCGCAGAAGGAGATCGACAAGGACGCCGACGAAGCAACCATGGCCCTGGTGGCGAAGGTCGTCACGCGGATGGTCAAGATCGCCTGCAACCAGGCGGCCGAGAACGGCATGGTGCTTGCGATCATCAACCAGGTCCGCGCGAACCTGGCCTACGGCGGGGACATCACCCGCACCGGCGGCTTCGCACTCTCGCACGTCACCACGCACCGGCTGAAGCTGCGCCGGGCCTCGGGGTCGGACTCGGTGTTCATGATCGGATCGAAGGCCGACAAGACCGAGGTCCAGGTGGGCCAGAAGATCGTCGTCCTGGTCGAGAAGAACAAGGTCGCCCCGCCCAAGCGATCCGCCGAGATCACGCTGTTCAACCAGACCACCGAGAAGTATGGCCCGGTCGGGATCGATCGGGCCTACGACGCCTTCTCCACCGGTAAGACGGCAGGGGTCTTCGGGCGCCGGGGTTCCTGGTACGACTTCCCCGACGGCACCGAGCACAACGGCGAGGCGGCTGCGCTGACCTATCTGCGCGGGCCGGACGGCGAGAAGGCGATCGACGCCATCCGCGAGAAGGTCCTGGAGACCCGGGCGCACGAGGTCATCACCGACCCGATCAAGGAGGGCACGGCGTGATGCCGTACTGGCTCTCCGGTCCCTGGACGTGGATCGTTCCGTTGCTGATCTTCATCGGCATCCCGCTGCTGGCTGCCCTGGTCATCATGCGGCGAGACGTCCGGAAAGTGGCTCTGGAAGAGGCCGAGGAGACCACGCCCGAGGTCGAGCCGGAGACTGCGCAGGAGCAAACCGCGATCTCGTCGACCTCTGGTCGCCTGATCGATCCCGAGGCCGCTCAGATGATCGGTAATCCGCTGGTCCGCTGGGGCAAGCCGGAGCGCCGCCGGTACATCGAGAAGGAGTACGACGGCTCGATCGCCTGTCTGGTCTGCGGTCGGGCGCTCATTTCGGGGCAGTTCTTCTGGGAAACCCCCTTGATCGACCGGGAGACCGGCTTGGACACCGGCGTCAGCTTCCAGCTGTGTCTGTCCTGCCAGCCGGGCGACATTGCGGCGGTGACCAATCATGGCGCGTAAGCCCACCACCCGGGATCTGAGTGACAAGCACGAGGCGTGGCTGGCCGAGCTGCTCGACGGCCGTCTCACGCGCGGCTCCGGCTGCTCGTTCGCCGACCCGATGGACGGCAAGAACGACCGGCACACCCAGCACTACCCGCTCGCCTGGGACGGGAAGGCTACGCAGGGTCGCTCAGTGGGCGTCTCCCGGGAGATGTGGGCCAAGGCGGTGGAGCAGTCGCACGGGCTCACTCCGGCCCTGGCGCTGCGCTTCTACGGCTCGGGCTACGGCCTCACACCGGAGCTGGACCTGATCGCCGTCGAGGCCAACGACTTCGCCGCCCTGCTTGCCGACGCCCGAGCCTATCGAGCAGCACAGGAGGAGGGCTGATGGTTGAGATGGCGGAGATGGACTGGAACCGAGTCAACCAGCTGAGCAAGGGGGTCGCCCTCGGGCAGCTCGATGCCGAGCGGCTGGCTACGGAGGCGAAGACGTGGCCGGATGCCGATGAGATCGCGGCCCTTGCGGCCGAAGCTGCATCGGCACTGGAGCGACTGGATGCCGCCCTCACGAATTACCTGGAGGGGTAGTGGCCAGCCCGAACTTCCAACGCACGCTGAAGTCCCTCAGCCAACAGAAGCTGCTGATCCCGATCTTGCGCGCCGCCATGGCCGACCCGGACTTCGAGTCGTTCAAGGTCAACGTGCGGGGCTGGCGGGCCAGTGTGCGCGAGTTCGATGGTTGGTTCCATCCGTCCACCCACGCCCAGTGGACGCCGCGTCAGCTCGCCCTGTACCTGCGTCACGGCGCCAATATCCCGCCGGAGAAGCCCACCCTGGAATTCGTCATGGCGGTCACCCAGGGCTCGTTCTGGCACGAGTTCGTCCAGCGGGTGCTGGCCAAGCGGAAGGTCATCCTTCGCCACCCCGGCACGACCTCGCGCGACTCGATCGAGAAGCAGGTGGAGATCGCCCTGCGCGACGACGACCTGAACGTGCGGGGCCACGCCGACGGCCAGCTCATCCTCCCCGGCCACGAGGACGAGCTGCTGGAGATCAAGACGATGAACGACTGGAAGATCGGTCAGTTCACCAGCGAGGACGTGCTGCGCGAGAAGAACCCGTTCGGGTACTGGAACCAGACCCAGGACTACCTGATGCTCTCCGGCCGCCCGAAGATGCGCTACCTGATCATGAGCATGGCCAGCCCGTACCCGATGCAGGAGTTCGTGGTGCATGCCGATGAGGTCTATCACCGCCGCCAGCGCGCGAAGTACCGGCTGGCCCTGGAGATGGCCCGGGCGGGCGCTTTGCCCGAGGCCTGCTGCGGGATCGGTTCCAAGGACGCCAAGGCGTGCCCCGTCCAGTTCTACTGCCCCATCGGAAGGATGTCCGCGTGAACACCGAAGCACTCGCCGCCTTCGCGGTCAAGGATGCCGCCCGGCGCGCCGCCGCGCCGAAATGGCAGCCCCCGGAGGGGTCGGACTTCTTCCTTCCCCGGTACCCGAAGGTCCGCTGGGTGGTCGCCGTCGACCAGTCCCTGTCCGCCTGCGGCGCGGTGCTGCTCGGCGGTACCCGGATGCCGGATGGCAGCGCGGCCTTCGGTATCGAGCAGGCCTGGAAGATCGTCACCGAGGCGCCCGTGGGCACCAAGGGGTTCGAGGCCAGCCTCCAGCGGGCCGTCGAGCTGTCCCGACGGTTCAAGGATTTCCTGGTGCATGCTTGGCTGCACGTCGAGGGCCTGCTGGAACTAGTCCATGAGGCGCCGCCGCCGACCGGCGTCGCCCGGATGCGGTCACCCGAGTCCTCCCTGCTGGCCGCACTGTCGTTCCGGATCGCGGGCGAGTACAGCACCGGCGTGCTGTACGGCGACATGGTCTCAGCCCAGGCGCACAAGTACTTCGTCTGCGGTAACCGCAACGCCGACAAGGCCGAGCACCACCGCGCGCTCAAGCAGCTCGCCGTCGATCTGGGGGTCGAGGGCTTCGATCTGATCAAGAACGAGGCCACCCGGGACGCGTTCTCGGTCGGCCTGCTCCACTTCACTCGCCCGCCGCTGGAGGTCCGATGAGCAACAACACCCGCCTGAGCGGCCAGACGGCCGCCGAAGAAGCCGCCGCCGTCGAGCGCGCCGAGGTCGATCAGCAGCTCAACCTTGAGCTGCCCGAGGAGCGCGAGCGCAAGTTCCAGCGCGGCGCCGTCGGTCGTCCCCGCATGGAGTGGCTGCCGGAGCAGCAGCTGTACATCCAGGAGATCCACCGGGTCGTGGACCACCGGCTGCTCAACACCTTCGGGGACGTCTACCGCGTGCTCAACGAGCTGTACCACGTCATCCGCGACCCGGTCATGGTCGACGGGAAAGTACTCCGGGACGAGCGCGGGCTGGTCCAGTACCGCACCGACAGCTCCGGGCTGCCGATCGAGGACTGGGGACGGCTGGGCACGAAGGAGCGCGAGCGCTTCCTCTACCTGATCACCACTCGGCTGGTCTTCTGGGAGCAGAAGATCGCCGAGACGTGGCTGGAGTCGATGTACGGGAAGGTCGAGTACGAGCAGACCTACGCGCGCGGCTTCCGGGATCTGGACCCGAAGATGAAGGACACCGAGGGCATCCGGGCAGCGGCGGGCAAGCTGGCCGCCCGGGAGGACCAGTACCTGGCCGTGATTCAGACCTATTACAGCAAGAAGGCCGAGGCTCTCGTGCGCTCGATGGAGAGACTTTCACAACGACTCAAGGACATTCACGTTGCTAGTTAACGTGGATAGATGCGAATTTGTGACCTAATAGGACGGTCTTCTTGCAAAGAAGATCACCGTCGGTCACGATGGGGCGGGCAGGTCCGTTAGGCCTCCCGCCCCGACGTGTGCGGGGCCACTAGGGTCGATAGGGGCTCGGGCTAGGTGACTTCGACGCAGGCGTCTCCCGAGGTGGGAGAACTCAGAGCGCTCTTCAGGTACATGCAGGAATTCCGCTCGCTCTACGAGCTGGAGGGCATCGAGGAGGTCACCACTCCTTCGGGTAATACCTGGTCCCTCTGGGACCTGGAGTACCTCTACGAACGCTCGGCCGACCTGCTGACCGCCGCGCAGTACCGGGCGATCACCCTGTTCCTGATCCACGACATCAAGGAGCAGGACGCCGCTGAGATGATGGGGGTCTCGCGGACCAACCCCATCGGCATGTACGCCGCCCTCGGGCTGTCCAAGTTGATCGAATTCATCGACGCCGGAGGGCTGGAGCGCTTCCGCGCCCGGCGCGACGACTGGCAGGCCGACGATTACAGAATGGCGCTTGGTGCAGCCCAGCGACTGGCTGGACGCATCAAGGAGGACACGGAGGTCGTTGAGGGGGACTGCTGGCGCTTTATGCCCACCCCCGAGGGAGTCGTCCCCCGGATTAGGTTGAAATCCCGAGCCACCGTCTCGGGATTTTTCTACGTTCACCCCCTGGCGGTGATGTACATCGCCCACGGGGGTTACATCCCGTCCGGATACACGGTCCGGCTGCGCAGCGACCTCTGGGAGCACTACGTCGCGTGCAACATGGCCTGTGTGAATCACGAGCATGCGCGCTTGGCGCGGCTCTCCCAGGGCCCGAGGAGGTCGGCATGACGGCAGTGGACGACGGCTCGGTGGACTGGGAGCAGCTCGATCAAGAGGCGGCCAGCGAAGAGTCGCAGCGGCTCTACGGCACCGGCCGGATCCGGTACGGCACTCACCTGGCCCTGGAGGAGGCGGCCAACGCGATCATCTTCGGGCATCTGCGCGGGATCTCCTCACGCGAGGAGAAGTCCGATATCCTGACCCCCTGGAAGGAGAAGAACCGGCTGGCCAAGGAGGTCTACAACGTCACCGGCTTCCCGCAACCTTCCATCCGCAACGGGATGTTCCACCGCCGCCTCAACCGGGCGCGACCATGGCTCAACAGCCGTGACGGCATCGCGCAGACCGCATCCCGCCAGGATCACTCGATCGCCATGAAGCACTTCAACGGCACCGGCGGCACCGGCCCGGACGTCTCCGATGGCTGAGCTGCACGCCGACGTCGCGGAGGCCCGTAGCGCGCTGGTCAAGGTCAAGATCGGCGGCCGGGAGTACGACGCTGCCCGGGTCCCGCAGTGCAACACCTGCATGCACCCGGCGCGCATCGCGATCGAGAAACGCCTGCTCTCCGGGCACAGCTACACCGACATCGCGAACCAGTACTCCGGCACCGAGTACACCGTCAGTGGCGAGACCAAGGTCTTCCCCAAGGTCGGCTGGATGTCGATCCGGAGCCACTTCAAGCAGGGCCACATGCCGGTAGAGGCTGCCGTCCTGCGCCAGATCCTCGACGAGCGCACTGTGGCGCTGGCCGAGCACTACGAGGAGGAGACCGCCCGGATCGTCGATGGGTATGGCTTCGCCCAGCAGGTGCTCCGGCGTGCCCAGGAGGACCTCGTCGCGGGCGCGCTCAAGCCCAGCGTCCAGGACGGCCTGGCGGCGGCCAAGCTCATCGCCGAGATGGAGACCGCCGGGGGCGGATCGATCGACGCCGAGATCTGGGGACAGGCCATGACCCGCTACTTCGAGATCGTCCGGGCCACGGTGCCCGACGATCTCTGGGAGGCGATCGGGCAGGCTCTCATGATCGACCCCGTCCTCACATCCATCCGGCGGCGCATCGAGGGCGACCCCGACCCCGACGCGCTGGATGCCGAGTTCACCGAAGGAGAAGACCCGGTATGACCCACAGCATCACCACCCCCTACGACAGCGAGCTGGCCGCGATCTACCGCGTGCGCCACCAGCTCCAGGAGCGCTTCGGCAACACCTCGATGAACCCCCAGGACTTCGTCGACTACGCCATCGAGGCCTTCCAGAAGATCGGCATCGTGGCCGACGTGAAGACCTGGTCCACCGGTGATGTCGACGGCCAGCACCCGATCACCGGCGAGGACATGGTCCAGGAGATCCCCAACCTCTGGACCTTCGAGATCGAGATCCTCGGCCGGGTCGACCGGCACGAGTTCGACCACGACCGGATGGCCCACGAGGTGCAGTCGAACCTCCTCGGGCTCAAGGACGACGGGCCGAGCGTGATCAAGGCCGAGAAGAACATGGACCAGCTGGTCAAGGAGTACACGAAAGGACACACGCACTGATGGAAGAGCAGAAGCGGGACTTCTGGCCCAGCCTCGCACAGGTTTTCGCCGTGATGGGAGCGACCATCGCGGGGTTGATCGGCATCATCTATCCGCTGGTGGACGACACGCCCATCGCCTACGACCGCATCTTTGAGGGGATCGTGCTGTTCGTCGTCGGTGCGACCCTGCACTTCGGCCCGCGCATCTGGCGTCAGGCGGTGCGCCGATGACGGTTCAGGCGACCGCGATCAACGACGACAAGGGTGTGCTGGTTTTCACCGAGGTGCGCGCCGACACGCTGGAGGCCGCCCAGGAGCGTGCCGAGCGCGTCTGCCGGAACCTCGCCAAGGCCGGGCGCGAGCCGGTCGGCATTGGCTACGACACCAACGGCATCGGCACCCGGCGCGTCCGGCTGCTCGACGGCGCCGAGATGAGCTGGAACGACTTCCTGGACGGCAAGGGCCTGAAGGACGAGGGGTACGCGGTCGAACCTTCCGAGGTCAATCACACGTGACCACTGCGCCCCCGGCTCCGCTTTCCCCCGTGGACTTCTCGGCGTTCACGGGGCTGCCGGTTCCTGACCCCATCACCTTCGCGGTCAGTCCGCGCTGGCTGGGCCGGGGGCAGCTCTACCCACGCCAGGCGACCCTGCTCAAGGTCATCTTCCTGCGCAACGACCTGCTCACCGACTACGACCACATGGTCATCGACGAGTGGGAGGAGTCGTTCGTCCGCACCGGGAACAACGGCATCGTGCCGAAGATCCGGCAGCGGATGGCCGCGCTGAGACTCCAGGGCTACTTCTACTTCCGCGAGGTCCTGCTGGTGCTCGGTCGTCGCGCCGGGAAGGGCTATATCTCGGCGCTCGCGATGGCCTACGTGCTCTGGCGGTTCATGGCCAAGGGCGACCCACAGGCCTTCTACGGCATCGACCGCGACAAGCAGCTCGCCGTCTTCATCTACGCCGGGAAGAAGCAGCAGGCCCGCGAGAACCTGTGGAAGGACCTCGCGAACGTCATCCAGGGTGCGCCCTGCTTCAGCAAGTACATCTCCCGGCCGCTGGGCGAGAACCTCACCGTCTACGCCCCCCACGACTTCGTCCGGATCCGCAAGCAGCAGCAGCGGGGCATCGCCACCGCGCGCGACCTCGCCACCTTCACGATCCAGCCGAAAGAGGCCACGCTGATGTCCGCGCGTGGCCCGGCCGCGATGATCCTGGGCTTCGACGAGATGGCGCATGTGGTTGCTTCCGGAGCAGGCAGGAGCGCCGAAGAGGTCTACGGGGCTGCGACTCCTGCACTTGATCAATTCAAGCGCGATGGCTTCATCATCGACCCGTCGAGCCCCTGGCAGATGATCGGCCAGTTCTACACGAACTGGGAGATGAGCCTGGCCGAGGACGAGAACGGCGAGCCCGAGCACCCGTACATGATGATGCTCCAGCTGGCTAGCTGGGAGATCTACTACGACTGGGCCGACGCGCACCGGCTGCCGATGTTCCCCGAGGACTTCACCGGGGACCTGAACGAGTACCTGGAGCGCCCGCACCCCCGGTTCCAGCAGCTCAAAGGCGCCATCCAGGAATACGACGAGCGGATGGAGAAGCTGGAGCGGGCCAACCCCGATACCTTCGCCGTCGAGCGCCGCAGTCACTGGCAGGCCGTCATCGACGCCTACCTGGACAAGAAGAAGGTCGAGGCGATCTTCAAGCCCGAGCTGACGATGCAAAGCGCGGCGAAGAACCTGACCACCTGGTACAAGGGCCACGCCGACCCCTCGAAGGTCAACGACAACTTCGCCGTGGCCATCTGCCACCGGGAGATGCGCGAGGACGGCTTCTACCGGGCCGTATTCGACGTCATCCACCACTGGGAGCCTGCGGAGTTCGACGAGCACACGATTGACTACATCTACGTCACCGACCGGCTCTGGGACTGGGTCTGGGCGTTCAAGTGCGACGAGTTCACCTTCGACCAGCACAACTCCGCCATGCCGATCCAGCGGCTCAACCAGAAGGTGCGTGAGCAGCGGTCCCCGAAGCCGATGGCCATCTTCGAGCAAACCTCGACCGCTCAGCACAACTGGATGGTCGCCGAGTGTTTCAAGGTCAGCATCAACCAGGGCTGGGTCGAGGCGCCCGAGTACGAGACGGCCCTGCTGGAGTTGCAGTTCCTCCAGCTCAAGA